CGCTACGGCTAGCGTGATGCGACTGTTACTGGCAACAGTGATACCGGCGCCTGTCACGGCGGCGGTCGCCCACTTGACCGCCGTGCGGTCTGTAGTGCTGCCAGTCTGATCAGTAGTCCCCGCATCGTAGAACGAGGCATAGGCCCGATTGGTGACGGTGTTGAACGGCACGGTGCCGGAGGTGATGGCCACCTTAGGCAGGATGATGGAACCGGTGCCCTTCGGCGTGAGCGTGATGTCGATGTTGGTATCGGTCCCATCCGCCGTTAGCGTTGTGCCCGTCGCATCAAGGTGCGCCGCAGCGTTGACCGTGCTGACCGTGGTACCAGAGATCGTCGTGAACTGAGCCGTGGGGATCACCACCGCGCCAGTGCCGTTGGGGGTGATGTTGATGTTGCCGTTGGTGTCGGTTGAGGAGATCGTGTTGCCATCAAACTTCAGATTATCAACAGACGCAGAACCTGTACCAACCTTGAGGGCTGTGGCCACGCCCGTGGCGCTATAGACCACTTTCTCAGATGCCGCTGGACCCCCATCAACATGAAGGAGCTGGCTGTAAGTATCCTTGATCTTACTACCAGTCAGGTTTGTGGGCATCACGTAGCTCCTGAGTAAAAAGGAGAATAGGGGCCTAAGCCCCTATTCATTAAGACACGGTTGCGCTGAACGGCGTAGCTTCAGAACCGGTAGCGATAACAGTGCCAGTGACGCTGAAATAACCAGCAGCCACATCAACAATGTTGATACGCTCACCAATCTTCACCGAGCCGGTCGTGGTGCGGTTCAATGTAATCGTATCGCTCGCAGCCACGGTGCCAAATGTCGTGGCAGTGCCATCGGCATTATCAACCACGGTCAACGACCCAGACAACACATCGGTCGCATTGGCCACCTTGATCACATGGCTGTTGCTGGTAGCAAGAGCCTTGGTCACAAAGGTGTACACGTTACCCGTACCGGTTGCCGCAGGAAGCGTCACAGTGGAACCTGTAGCGGTATCCAAAGCGATGATCTTCCCGGCATGGGAGGCAGCGGTCACAGTCAAAGTTGAACCGGCGGAAACCGGAACAGCAATGCTGGTAACCGTACCAACCACGAGGCTATCAACCTTCGCTTCAATAGCGCGTAGGTTAGACTGCGTAATACCCGTATAGAGAGCCATGATCTATCTCCTGTTGGAGATGGGGGCCGAAGCCCCCACCGGGTTATGCGCTTGGGATGCTACCCTGATCGGCGCCCATGTCGATCACAGCAAGCTGAATCTTCACGCGGGCCGTATCAACGCTGTTGCTGTTCATGGTCAGCAGCACGTTGGTAGCAGCCGTAGCAAGATAAGCCGCCGTATCAGCATAGCCGCCAACAGCACCAGCCGTGCCATTCAGATCGAACCCGTCGATCCAGAAGTCGGTGGTACCGCCGCCGATACCAACATCAATGTTGGCAGCAGCGCCCTCAGCCTTCACAAGCACCGCAGAGCCGTTCAGAACGAACGTACCCTTCGGCAGCGTGCAAAGAACCAGGGTGTCGGTAGAGGCCAGTGCAGCCACACCCGCCGCCGAACGCGCAGCCGCAATCTTAGCAAAGTCGAGATCAATCTCAACTACCGTGAAGCGGTTGGTGTAGGTGGACGGGTAGGCTGTGGAGCCCTTATTAAAACCGTAGGAGTCAGTAAATGCGGTCATGTCGGTGCTCCTTAGGCGAAGGTCACAACGGCCTGGGACAAGGCTTCAGGCTTCACAACCTTATAGCCATAGACCTGGAGGCCACGGATGATGTTACCGAAGGTCGTTTCGGAGCGGATCGTTTCCATCTCAGTCATCTGAGAAGCAAACGTCAGACCCATCTTCGTACCAGCGATGATGTTGTACTTCCCGCCAGTGTCAACCTTTAGGTTATGGCTGACATACAGCGTGAAGCGATCCACCATGCCAAGGCGACCATTGCGGATCACGGAAATACTGTCACCAACAAGAGAAGCATCCTTCAGCTCGGACTTCTTGATCAGACCGGCCATGCGGGCCGGAATTACCAGGAAGCGACCAGCTTCAGGGCAGTTAGCTTCATCAAGCACGGTGCCCATATCCACAATCAGATCGAGCACGGAAGCAGTGCCACCAGCGCCATCCTTAGACACAGACAGCGGAGAAGCGGTCGTGCCGAGGTTGAACGCGGAAGACACCGCACCAGCGGTGGCGCCCTTGTTACCAGACGCAATGTCCGGCAGCATGTCGGTCAGAACGCGCTGGTCGATCTTGATCTTCATCTGCTCAGAAGCATCCTTGGACCACAGGTCCATCAGCTTCACATCAGACTGAACGCGATCAATATCATCCTCAACGCAAGCGAAGTATTCGCCCTTGTCGATAACCAACTGGAGCTTCGGCTTGTCGGGGTTTTCCACGACAAGATTTTGCCCCTTGACGTAATCGCGGATCGTGATGTTCGGGGTCGTACGGATATTCACCGTATCACCCTGATTACGAATCTCGCCTTCGTAGTCAGTGTTGGAAATCGCCGCGAGGACCGTGGCGTCATAGAAGTTTTCGATCAGTTTGCCGGACCAAATCTCAGGGATGAAATTCCCCGAGTAGTTGGGACGGCCAGGAGCAACAGGGAAGCTCATAGCTTATCTCCATTTAACCATTTGCGACAATGCGATTCTCCCGCTGTGCGGAAAAGATATCGCGCTCGATACGGTCGCGTTCAGATTCCTTACCCCGATAAACACCCTTACGAACATCATCAAAGAACTTGGCGATATCCTTATGGGAATAGGTCTTCGGTGCTTGTGTAGAGGGGACACTGCCCCCGCGACTACGCCCCGGAGCTACCTGCTTATCGAGTTGGGAATCCACTACGCCCCGATTTGGTTGAGCAACAGATCGACCATTTGAACCTTCCCAGGCAGTGAAGAAAGCAGCAACACGGCGCACATCGAGGTTACGCTGAGCATCATCAAGGTAGGTCTGCCGGGTAAGCCCGGTCAGAGGATCAACCTCAAGCAGCCAACTATGGAAGTCTTGGCTGGCGTTAATATCACGCCATTCAGGGACCACCGTAGCTAGTTCGCTCCAAAAAGCCTGCTCAGCCGTTACAGCCTGACGTTGAGCGACCTGCTCAACACGAGGAACTACATTGGTCTGCAACTGGCGAACCACTTGCTCCAACTCGGCAACCCGGCGGTTAGCCGCCGAAACCTCCTCACGAGTCACACGACGCATGACTTCGATGGAGTCGCCATAATCCTCGACATCCTTATCAGTCACCAACCGCTCAGCCTGAGCATAAGTGGTCGGAGCCGGTGCGGATAACGTAGATAGTAACTGCTCTAGTTGTGCAACCCTATTACTAAGCTGCTGATTTTCTGTCCTAAAGCGGGCAGTATCAGCATTATACATACCCTGAAGGGTGCGATAACGCTGTTCAGCAGTGCTGTCGTCGCTACTGGTGTCGGATCGCCTTTGCTCGTTAGGCGCCGACTCGGGTGCAGTATTAGCTTCACTGTCGGCTTGCCCAGCCTGTACGCCGGTCGCACCCGTAGTCTCATCCGCAGGAGCGGGAGCCTCGTTGGTGTTACCTTCAGCATACATCTTTGCAATAGCCTCAGATTGCCGTCTAACCTGCTCAGGAATGGTCACAGAACGCTCCTCATCGGTGTGCGTGGTTAAATGGCCGCTACCCCTTCCGAGGTTGTGCCGCCATATCGGGTGAATCCTGTACTAACTTGCATAGCTCTGTCAACACCTGACACCTCCCCTGCGCGATACCGACATTAGCAGGAGATGTGAACAATAACTGGTCCATCTCCTTCTGCCGCCACTCTTGCAGCCAAGGGGCTATGGTGTTGCTCATCCTAGCAAGCGCCAGAATAATGTCCTGGGGAGGACGGGTCATACAGCCACCCCAGTATTCCTATTAGCCACCAGATTCATCTGGGGCTGACCGCCGCCACCCTGAGGGGCTTGCGGTTGTTGCTGTTGCTGCGGTGCAGCAATCTGAGCCTGCGCCTTCGCACGGGTCTCAAAATCAAGGGTCTCACGCGATGGGACAATATCATCCACCGGCATCTGAAGCCCTTTGGCAATCTCCCGCAGGATCGCGGCCCGGCCATCAACCCCAATGATCTCAAGGTCCACGGGATTAGCTGTCGCGTTGAGGAACTCCACGCGCCGAGCGTTGACAGTCTCGCGTACAGCCAGATTGACAGCACCACGGGGTATGATCTCCGCATCACCCTTGATGGTCTCGTCAGGATCATAGCGCATATTATAGACAAACTGACGTTTAACTACTTGTTTTGTAACGTCATTATCAATGTGCATGACCACCTGACGGATACCCTTACCGGCAGAACCCATCAGCATAGACAAACCGGAGGCAGTGCGCCCAGCGCCGCGTACATCCACATCCCCGTAGATATAAGCTGGGATACCCGAATGATCATCAGCCAAGCGACTAAACCGCTCATACACAGCCATCAGGGTGTTGGCATTGTCGTTAGGCTGATTGAACCGTACCGCTGGAGCCGAAGAACCCAGGGGATCATTCAGCGTCTGCCAAATCTTCCACGGGTACATCTGAGTGATGTCTTCGTTGGGCGGGATGCGGTCAAGATTAACCTCAACCTGCGGGCCAGATGCCACGGCCATGTTATTAACGAGAGCCCGCGCTGACGCATTACAGATATTCTGTAAATCCTCGATAATCTCAGGGATTCCGCGACCCCAAAATGCGCCCGGAGTCTTGATAAAAGAAGTCTTAGCATAGGGCTTCTCACCCAGCGGATCATAGTTCAGCACAGCCTTGACTACGTAGTTACCTACCAGCCAAACATTTGCGTCATACTCACGGGCCTCATCCGGCACCTCAACAGCGTCCATGCCCCACTCACGGAGCATCTTGCCGCTGACCTTGCCCCAGAACTCAAGGGCATCAAACAGGTCAGTTGGGCGCATCTCGGTGTAGTATTTACGCTCCTCCTCCTCACGCTGCATCTCAATGGTATCAGACACCCAGGACTGACCCGGGCCTTCCTCCAACACCTTGCGGATAGCGCCGTCATCATACCCCGGCACCCCAATGAGATCAGCCAGAGCGGTGCGGCTGAGGCGATGATGCTCAAAGATATACCCATCATTGAGCCGTGTAATGCCCGGCTCAGGATAGATATTGAACGGATCAACCCGCTCAAACTCAGGCGCCAGTCGCTCACTAGCCTCGACTATGGTGCGCCCATCAGGACCCTTGATCCAACCCAGATGCCGCTGACGGCGTACAATCGGCCCCTTTATGAAGGCACACGGGAAGGTCACCAGATCGGTTAGAAACTCATTGAACGCATCGGCCCAGCCGCCTTGAGCAAACTGATCGTCAATGCGAATTTTCATCTTATCAATACGATTCTGCGCTTCCTGAAGCATACGGAATCGAAGCTGTTGGGCCACCATCTCGCGTAGCCCAATCATCTGCTCCTTGTTAGGAGCCTGACCCGACTGTTGGATCATAGCCATTACCTGCTCGGCAAAGGCTTCTTGAATCTCAACATCACGTTCAGGGGACAGATCAGGAATAGGCGTAGGTTGAATATCCCACGGAGGAGTACCTGTATCCATGAGGATATCACGCAGCCAGCTTTCAGCCGCACGACACTTCACTTCAGTCAGCATCATATAAACTTCAGAGCCGCCCTGATTGCGAATGGCTTGGAGCTTATCTGCTTCATACTCGCCGTTGCGCTGCCGCAAGGCTTTAAGCATGGAGTTATTGATGGGCTCTTTGGCGATACGCGCCGCGTCCCAGCATTCCTTGATAAACGCCGCTAGGCCAATAATCAAATCGCTGTTCTGCCTAGCCTGAACCTCAGCATCCATGCGCTCACGCTCAACGCGATCAATCTCAGTATTGCTGACAACGCGAAGTATGGAGAGCCCTGGCATGGATTACACGCTGCTCGCAGGGCCGCGAAGGACAAGATAGATATCAACAGCATCGGATGTGCCGCCGCTAATCGCAGGGCGTAAGTAAACCGCAGAGCGGCTAAACTCAAACTGCCCGGCTGCTGTGGCACTCACGGTGGTACCGTGCACATCCTTGATATCAGCATAAGTCGTACCGTCATTCGATGTCTGCAACTTCACAGTCGCACCACCAAAGGTACCAGCGAACTGCACCGATGCGTTAGTAGCAAGCCGACCATGCACAGCATAAGCAGTAATGGTATCACCCGTAGCGACATTCTCCCACAGGAGATAGGGAATACCTTCAGCGGTGCGGCTAAGGACCGGGGAGACGGTGGCCATAATAAATCCCTCTACGGCTCAGTTTGGGTAAACCTAGCGAGCTTCACCGCACTTTGCAAGAGATAACAAAAACCCCCTCCCACTGAGGCAGCAGCGGAAGGGGGCAAGTCGGGGAGGAATGGACAAACGAGGAGAACGCACCCCCGGAAAACCGGAGACACAAGATATAGTATCAAGTCCAACCGACAGACGCAATACCTTTTATCTCCCGCCGGAGGTGGGCCGTTGACCCCTCATTTACGTTGGCGATGTGAAGCATCAGGTACTGAAGGGCCTCGGCCACATGACTGTGCCGGTTCTTCTCGATCTCACCGTTACCCTTGGGTTTGTACCGGTAGCCCCCCATCATGGCCGCTTTAAGCTGGGTGCACCTGGGGTCAACCAAGAACGCCGGGTCCCCGTCCACCTGCCGCATGAGGAAGTCGTCCACCGCGTTGACCCGGGCCGAGATGTTGTTCGTCCGGGCGGGCATGACCCGCATCCCCTCAGCCTTGATGATGTCCACCGCGCTGCGCTCGTCGGTCTGTGCCCTCTGCACCCCTGATGGGTCGGTCACCACGATGACCGGTGCCCCCGGGAACCGCTCGAACA